CGGACAACCGGCTTGCCCTTGTGCAATGCGGGACGTCGAGGTTGTAGACGGTCGCTGGGTGCGAGTGCAAGACCTCGGGCCAGTGCGTTGATTCCTGCCTCATGCCAGTCAGCGGCGGTCGGCGCCGCAGATTGACACGGGCTGGCACCTCTTGAGCCATTCTCGCCTCATTCTGTGTCCCGGCGGCTACGGCTCGGGTCAAAACGGGCGATCCTGTATCCCGAAAGGCATAAAGTTTTGTGCGGTAAGTGGGTGGAAAGTAAAGAATATTGTCTTCACGCATGACGCTTTCCGTTGCCAATCGGCGGCAGTAAATAGACCTGGCCGGGTAAGGCGTCATTCTTGAGGGCGAATGCGCAGAGCTTGGGAACCTGCCGTGGACTAGTCCCAAGGCCGCTCAGTGACCCTATCGACGGATGTACACCGTACGGATAGAGCGACAGCAAACGATTCACGGTTAGTGCAAACACTCTCAACGCCGTCTCATCCGGCCTTGGTCCAGCCCTGCGGCACAACGGACCATATCACTGCCGGGCTATATACCGGGTGAGGCGTCCATAGCACGCCGCGTGGCTCCCGTTAAGAGCCTCTTCACTACGTGGTCTGCATCGGGCCCGTCCGGACGCATCCTGATGCCGAATATGCGCAATAACCCGTTACGCTTGTGAGTCAAATGGCTTAGCTGGCCGTTTGTCTTACTCCCTCTGGCGGGGTAAAAGCACAGGGGAACCGGGCCACGTAGTGAAGGCTCATCAAGCGTAGCGCGCTGCGATAGCAGGGTACTTGCCCATGCGTACGCGCGATCGGTCTTCAGCCCAATCCTCCTTCTCGTTTCCCCTGACGAGAATTGCCGCTAAGGCGGCGTTTTTATTCGATGGTGCGTCATGGCTGCGAAGAAACCTAAAGCCGAGCCAGTTGAGCGCACCGAGATTTGCCGTGAGTGCAGGTTTTCGCATATCACCCGAGGCGATGGCCTGCGCTGCCGCCTCATGCCACCGGTATTTGTGTACGACTATCAGACCGGGGTATCGACGCCTCAGAACGTCGAAGTCAATCCAGACCATTGGTGTGGCCAGTTTAAAGCCCCTCTTAACTCCTGAGCGACCATGATAGATCCGAAGCTCAGAGAGTTCGCCACAGAGCGCCAGTGCGCCATCCTGGATGCCCTGGATGAACACGGCACGCAAAGAGCCGCAGCAGAAGCGCTAGGCCTCTCGCATGGCACGGTTGGAGATGCAGTCCAGGCGGTGAAGAAGAAGGCCGCCAGAATGGGCTACAGCCCAGAACATCAGATGACCCGCGCGGTCCCGGATGGATTTTTCCTCCGCGGTACGTCGACCTACTTCAATAAAGACGGCGAAGTCGCTGGACAGTGGGTCAAGAATCAGATTGACCATGATAAGCAGCGCGAGATATGGGAAGCGGCGGTTGTAGCATTCGCCGAGACCATCCCGCGCGTTCGGCCACGAGCTGCGCCGGCGCACGGCAATGCCGATCTGCTGAACTGCTTCGTCATAACCGATTTCCACCTCGGGATGTTGAGTCACCGCGAGGAAACTGGCGCAGACTGGGATATCAAGATCGCCGAGAACATGATCATTCGGTGGTTTGAGCAAGCGATCGCCCAGTCACCGAACGCAGAGACTGCAGTTTTCGCGCAGCTTTCAGATTTCCTACATACCGACTCGATCGAAGCCCTTACCCCAGCGTCAAAGAACGTTTTAGACGTGGATAGCAGGTTCCACAAGGTAGTCCGAACGGCAATCCGCATCCTGCGCACGGTGATTGACATGCTGCTCGCGAAACACAAACGAGTGCATATCGTGATGGCGGATGCGAATCATGATCCGGTTAGCCAGATATGGATGCGCGAATGGTTCTCCGCGCTCTATGAGAATGAGCCAAGAATCACGGTCGACCGCAGTCCGTCGCCCTACAACGCGTACGAGTTCGGCAAGACCGCCCTGTTCTTCCACCACGGCCACAAACGAAAAGTGACGAATGTTTCCGAAGTCTTTGCGGCCCAGTTCCGCGAGATGTTTGGGCGCACGAAATACGCATATGCCCACACGGGACACCTTCACAGCATCGATGTGAAGGAAAACAACCTGATGGTGGTCGAGCAGCACCGCACGCTGGCGGCGCCGGATGCCTACGCTGCTCGAGGTGGATGGCTATCTGGCCGGGACGCGCAGTGCATCACATACCATAAGGAATACGGCGAAGTCAGCCGCGTCCGGATTAACAGCAACATGCTTGCCTGAAAGAAGATTCTTCCGACCTCGCGCGGGTCCAAGAGCAACGAATGGCCACTCGAAAGACTAAGGATGAGGCAAAAGTTTTATCTCAACGCCCCTTCCCGCCAGAAATTCTCTTTGACGAGAGCAACTGGACCAAGCATTTCGTACCAGCCGATGGTCTGGTCGAGTGGATTGCCCGCGTGCTGATGGATGAGCAATCGCCTCTCCACAACCCGGATCACAACCATCTCCACTTCGCTGACATCGAATACCTCTGGGCCGCGACCGAGAACAAACGCCAGATGCGCCGGGTAGTCGGGCAATGCGAAGAGGTGAGCTTCCGTGTGGGTGCCTGGCAGAAGGGTCGCCAGGAACAGCAGATGAAGGAATGGTTCGGGCGAGTCCCGGCTTACCTCATCACTCTGGATGCTCATTACGCACGGGAATGCTCAGACGCAGAGTTCTGCTCACTGGTCGAGCATGAGCTTTATCACATCGCCCACAAGCTGGACGAGTTCGACCAGCCCGCTTTCACCAAGGATGGGCTGCCCAAGATCGGCATCCAGTCTCACGACGTGGAAGAGTTCGTTGGCATCGTACGCAGGTATGGAGTCGGCGCTGCTGCGGGCAAGACAGCCGCTCTGGTTGAGGCTTCGAAGCGTGCACCCGAGATCGGGAATGTGGACATTGCACGCATGTGTGGGACTTGCTTATTGCGCGCGGCCTAACTTGGATGCCGCTTGGAAGGATCGTAAGGAATGGCAGCACTCTCAGAAACAGTAAAACTGCGCATTGTTCAGGCGCTGGCTTGCTTCGATACGCCATCCCAGGCATCGAAGGCTATCAAAGCGGAATTTGGCCTTGATGTATCGCCCCAGCAATGCGAGGCGTACGACCCGCACAAGCGCACCGGGAATCGGCTGAGCGACAAGTATCGACAGATATTCGCCGAGACCCGCAAGACCTTTCTGGAAGACACCAGCCTGATCGGCGTCTCCCACCGGGCCGTCCGTCTGCGCACGTTGCAACGCATGATCGAGCGCGCCGAGTCGCAGGGCAATCTCTCGCTGACCGCCCAGTTGCTCGAACAGGTCGCCAAGGAAGCTGGCGACTCCTACACCAACAGACACAAGCTGGAGCACACCGGTAAGGATGGCGGCCCCATCAAGACTGCGGCCAGTCCGGTCGATCTGAGCGATGCGACCGATGAAGAACTCGATGTCCTTGAGCGCATTCTCGCTAGACGTCAGTCTGGAGCAAATCCGGGTTGAGAAGCTGCGCCGGCTGAGACTTAAGCTCGAAGCTGACCATCTTGAGTTCACGAAGCACTTCTTCAGGATTCGCCAGGGCATCGACTTCCGGGTCAACTGGCACCACGTCTACATTGCGTACATCCTCGAGAAGGTCATTCGTGGCGAGATAAAGAACGTTGTTTTCAACGTTTCGCCTGGGTCGTCGAAGACTGAAGAGGTGGTGATCAACCTGATCGCGCGCGGACTGGCTCTGAATGCCAGAGCCCGCTTCCTGCACATCTCGTATTCGGATGACCTCGCGGTACTGAACTCCGAAACGGCGCGTGAAGTCGTCCGCTCCGAGGAATACCAGCAACTCTGGCCGCGCAAGATCGCGACGGATGCGGATTCGAAGAAGCGCTGGAACGTCGAGGATGCTGGCAAGAAGGCGGGTGGCGTCTATGCCACCTCCCTAGGCGGCCAGATCACCGGTTTCCGTGCCGGCCACATGGCCGAAGGCTGGCAAGGCGCCATCCTGATCGACGACCCGCTCAAGGTTGAGGACGCCTACAGCAAGACCAATCGCGACAAGGCAAACCGCAAGATCATCTCCACGGTCAAGAGTCGTCGGGCCAATCCCGATACTCCGATCGTCATGATCATGCAGCGCCTGGCTGAGGAAGACCCTACGGGCTTCATCAAGTCCGGCGGTGTGCCGGGTGACTGGACGTGCATCGAGATTCCCGCGCTCATCACGGATGAGTATGTCGCGAAACTTCCTGAGCATATCCAGCCGCTGGTGGACAGTTCGGAGCGCGATGAAGACGGCCGGTTCAGCTACTGGCCGTACAAGGAACCGCTACAGGATCTGCTGGCGTCCGAGAAGGCCGATCGCTACGTCTTCAGCGGGCAGTACATGCAGCGACCTACACCACTGGGCGGCGGGATTATCCAGTCGGGCAAGTTTGTTCGGTATGGGGCGTTGCCTCAATTCGAGTATCGGAAGATTTATGCCGACACCGCCCAGAAGACTGCCGAGCGAAACGACTTCAGTGTGTTTCAGTGCTGGGGATTCGGCTATGACAAGCGCGCCTATCTGATTGACCAGATCCGCGGCAAGTGGACTGCTCCAGTCCTCAAGCAGCGCGCGATCGACTTCTGGAACAAGCATCTGAACGCCGAGTCTGGCGCGAATTCATCCGCGCTTCGACAGATGAAAGTCGAGGACAAATCGAGCGGCACCGGCCTTATCCAGGATATCCGGGCTGACGGCGGCATTCCGATCGAAGGCATCGAGCGCAATAAAGACAAGCTCACGCGCGTGATGGATGTCGTGAGTCATATCGATTCCGGAAACGTCTGCATTCCGATTGAAGCCGATTGGATAAGCGACTTCGTGACCGAATGCGAAAGTTTCACGGCAGACGACACGCATGCGCACGACGACCAGATTGACCCGATGACGGATGCCATCAACGACATGCTGGGCGGTCGCCGTGGCCTTGCTCAATGGGAGCGGTTAGGCGCCGGTTAATTCCGCTCAATCGAGCCACAAAACAGGATTTACTCATAGCATGTCAAAGTCACGTCGAAATCAAAAGGTTGGCGTGACGCAGCCGGTGCAGACTAACGACTCGTTCGCCAACTTTCAGGCAAGGCTTGGCTGGGGCACCGACAACCAGTCGTCTGCGTCGCAGTACACGCTGACGTATCAAAGCCGCAACCGGATCAACCTGGAGGCGGCTTACCGCGGTAGCTGGATTGTCCGTGCTGCTGTTGACGCCATGCCGGAAGACATGACGCGCGCCGGCATCGAAATGTCGGGGCTCGACCCGGAAGACATTTCCCTGATCGAGCGCGACATGATGCGCATGGCGATCTGGGATGCGCTATGTGACAACGGCAAGTGGGCCAATCTGTACGGCGGCTCGCTCGCGGTCATGCTAATCGATGGCCAGGATTTTGAGACGCCATTGCGCGTCGAAGCGATCGGCAAAGATCAGTTCAAGGGGCTGCTGATTCTCGACCGCTGGATGGTATCGCCGCCCGTTGGCGAAGTCGTGACGGAATTCGGCCCCGATATGGGCAAGCCGGTCTTCTACAACGTAATTGCTGATTACGCAGCGATCCCGAAGGCCAAGATTCACTACAGCCGCGTTATCCGCCTGGATGGCATGGATCTGCCGTTCTACCAGCGCGTCAGTGAGAACGGCTGGGGCCTGTCTGTGCTCGAGCCGATGTGGGATCGCCTGATTGCATTCGACAGCGCTTCTGTCGGTGCCGGTCAGTTGATCTACAAGGCGCATCTGCGCACGATGTCGGTGGAGAATTTCCGCGATATCGTTGCGGCCGGCGGCCCTGCCTTGGCTGGTCTCAAAGCTGCAATGGATTTCATTCGCCTCGCCCAGACCAATGAAGGTCTGACGGTCATCGATACGAAAGACACGTTCGAGACGCATCAATACTCGTTCGCCGGCCTCTCGGACATGCTCTTGCAGTTCGGTCAGCAGCTTTGCGGTGCACTGGGTATGCCATTCACTCGCCTTTTCGGACAATCGCCTAGTGGCCTTGGCGCGACTGGCGAAGGCGAAATGAAGCAATGGCATGAGAAGGTCAAGCAGAACCAGGAGCGGCGCTACCGCAATCCCTTGCATCGTCTTCTTTCGGTGATGTCCATGTCATCGCTTGGTAAGCCTTTGCCCGATGACTTTGGGTTCGAATTCCGCAGCCTTCAGGAAATGAGTGAGGCCGAAAAGGCAGATATCGCGACGAAGAAGGTCACGGCCGTCACCGGCGCAGTCGACGCCAATATCCAGAAGCCCTCTGCGGCCATGAAGGATCTGAAAGCATCGTCGCAGGTAACGGGTCTTTTTAGTTCAATCACAGATGAAGACATCAGCGAAGCCGAGGAACAGGAAAAGAACGCTCCGCCGCCTGGTGATATGGACTTGCCTGAGATTCCTACCATGCCGAAACAGACTGGAGACTCGGCGAGCGCTCTCGACT